TATGTTGGAACACTGACAGTTACAAACTACGCAACGAGGGCGTTCCTGAGACATTCAACTTTGAGGGTTCAGCGATATTCATCACCAACATCAAGTTTGAAAATGTCAAGAGCAAGAAACTACAGGATCACCTACAGGCCGTGCAGTCAAGATGCCACTACTTGGATCTAACATTGGACAGCAACCGAGACAAGCTCTTACGCATCAAGCAGATAGCACGCACAGGTGCCCTGTATCAGGATTATGACTTCACTGATGCCGAGATGGAGGAGCAGTTGGACTTCATCGAACACAATCAGGACAATCTAAACGAGCTGAGCCTGCGTATGGCACTCAAGATCGCAGACCTCAGGAACGTTTCAAGATCAAATTGGAAGGAAATGGCAGAGGTCACCTGTATGAAACGCAGATAATTTGGCTAAATTAGTTTGACAAAAGGCCTGCTTCACAGTATAATTAATTTATATGAAGCAGGCTTTATTACATGTGCTCGACGAGGTGAACGTCAAGATCGAGGGACTGGACCTAGACGTCCGCAAGAAACTATCCGACACGTTCAAGTTCGAGGTGCCTGGTGCCCGTTACATGCCAGCGGTACGCTTGGGCAGATGGGACGGCAAGGTGGGCTTCTTCCAACTTGGTGGATCCACATACATCAATCTACTTCCTGAGATATTGCCCATACTCGAGGCATACAACTATGACGTTGATCTCGAGGACTATCGTGACTACCAACGCAGTTATGAGTTGGAACCCGTTGACGAGGACAGTTATGCGGACTACGTATGGCCGCCGGGACATCCACAGGCGGGCAAGCCGATCATACTGAGAGATTACCAGGTCGAGGTCATCAACAAGTTCCTTGACAATCCACAATGCCTACAGGAGATAGCCACTGGTGCTGGCAAGACACTGTGTACGGCAGTGCTGAGCCATAGATGTGAGCCACACGGCAGGACCATTGTGATAGTTCCAAACAAGAGCTTGGTCACGCAGACCGAGGACGACTATGTCAACATGGGCCTGGACGTCGGAGTGTTCTTTGGTGATCGCAAGGAGTTTGGCAAGACACACACTATATGTACCTGGCAGTCATTGAACATCCTATTGAAAAAGACCAGGGCAAAGGACGTGGACATCACCATAGACGAGTTCCTACATGACGTGGTATGCGTGATGGTGGATGAGGTACACATGGCCAAGGCAGATGCTTTAAAGACCTTGCTAACGGGACCAATGAGCCGCGTACCCATACGTTGGGGTCTGACTGGCACCATACCCAAGGAAGAATACGAACGCATGAGCTTAAGATGTTCGATCGGTGATGTCGTTGGTAAACTATCAGCAAACGAATTACAGCAAGAGGGCGTGTTGGCCAATTGCCATGTCAACGTGTTACAATTGGTGGACCACACGGAGTATAAATCATATCAAGATGAGCTTAGGTATCTGCTAGAGACTGAGGAACGCATGGAGTACATGGCCAAGTTGATCGACAAGGTCAGGCTAAGTGGCAACACTCTAGTTCTAGTTGATCGCATCGCACCAGGCAAGAAATTAACAGAGCTGATTGATGATGCTGTGTTTGTCAGTGGTGCGACCAAAGCAAAGGATAGGAAAGATGAATATGACGAAGTTGCGACAATGGATGGTAAGGTTATCATCGCCACTTATGGTGTTGCCGCTGTTGGTATTAATATCCCTAGGATTTTTAATCTTGTTCTCATTGAGCCTGGCAAGTCTTTCGTGCGTGTTATTCAGTCAATTGGTAGAGGCATTAGGAAGGCTGAGGACAAAGATTTCGTCCAAATTTGGGATATAACCAGCACATGTAAGTTCGCCAAGCGACATTTAACAAAACGCAAGGCATTTTATCGAGAGGCAAATTACCCATTCGAGGTAGAAAAGATTGAGTGGAACTAACGATTGACAGACACGACTACGTCACGTATAATAGGAGTAACATGCAGATACTAACATTAGACAACGTGAAATATGATCTCGACACCCTCCCGGAGGAAGTCGATGACATGCGTTTCAGCATCTTGGACAACAGCGATCCAAGCAACCCAGACTATCATTGGATACCTTTGATATTCTTAGAGTCCTTCAATTCACCAGCACTAGTATTGAAGATAGGCAATCACAAGATACGCATGCCGGTGGACTGGAGCATACTGATAGGTGAGCCCGACGTGGGTGACCTGGAGGTGCTACCACTCACCAGCATCAATGACAGGGGGTTCAGGGCGTTCCAATTCAACAGCCTGACGGACTTCCGTCCCAGTTTCTTGGACATAGAGATAGTGGATGTCTATCAGGACGTGAGCTGGTATAGTCCCAAGTTAAAGAACGGGCAGTTATTGGCAGTACCATTGAGCGACGGACCACAGCCCGAGTGCTGTTACTTCGTCAAGGACATAAGCCGTAACTGTGAGATAGTTAATTACACGTTATCATTCTAATGGCAGATAAGAGCTCACCCTTATACATCGGTAATGAAATGGCGGCCTATGATCGTAAAGATCGAGACTACTATGACAAGTTTACTGATGAGGAAAAGAAACAGTTCTCAACTTACTTAATGTTGAGATATGGTGCTAGTGTAGGTGGCAACAAAGACCTACAGGCATATTACTTGATGGCAACTAATAAGTTTGTCAACAAGCATTTCTTTGACTTAAACAAACACACAAAACTACAGTGGTTAATGTGTACCACAGTATCACCTAACATGGGTAATCAGTTTCACTATTGGTTGGCGGCTAAGAAGAAAGAAGGCAAGTCAACTAATAAGTTACGCAAGGTTGTGGCATCATTATATCCAAACATGAAGTCGGATGAAATGGATATGTTTATGTCAATGAACACGGAAAAAGAGATAAAAGAATATTGTAAGGAGTTGGGTTGGACCGATGACAGGATCAAGTCAGACTTTTAAATGTAGGTATTGTGAACGTGAGTTCCGTAAGGAGACCACACTGGAAGTTCACGTCTGTGAGCAGAAGCGTCGATATCAGACCAAGGACGATCCAGCCACACGTATAGCATTCCAGAACTTCTTGGCATTCTATGAGACCACACAGGGCTCGGCAAAGAACAAGACGTTTGATGACTTCGCAAAGTCAGCATACTACAGGGCATTCGTAAAGTTCGGCAACTACTGCGTCAACGCCAAGGTCGTGGCGCCCACACGCTTCAGCGAATGGTTATTGAAACACAACAAGCGTATAGATTATTGGGGCAGTGACAAGTTGTATGAGGAGTTTCTCAAGGAATACGTGTACAGGGAGAATGCCACTGACGCATTGACACGTGCATTAGAGACATCCGTTGACTGGGCAGAGGATACTGATAATCCAACGGAACACTTCCTACGCTACGGCAACTCCAACAAGTTATGCCATTATGTGACAACGGGCAAGGTAACAGGATGGACCATATTCAACTGCGAGAGCGGACATGAATGGTTGGAGAGTTTGAATCCGGAACAGTTGGCCATAGTCTATGACTTCCTGGATCCGGACAAGTGGAGCCGTAAGATAAGGGACTATCCGGGAGATACGGAATACATGAAAGAGATGTTAAGGAAAGCGGGATGGTAAAATTTTCCACAGACGTAGACATAGACTTCGCTGATAGAGACACCATACTGAAACTGATCAGGCATACTCCTGCCATGCAGATCAATGACGGTAATGTGCGTAGGCATAACAGTGGGGTATATGTCACAGATATTCCCTACAATCCATTGACTGAGACTGCCAGCATAGACTATCAAGAGGCAGAGGAACGTGGCTACTTCAAGATCGACTTCCTCAACGTAAATGTCTACAAGTTGATCAGGGATCAGAAACATTACGATGAGCTCATGGCAAGAGCTACGCCGTGGCACAGGCTAAAGGACAGATCATTCTTTGAGCGTGTGATACACATAGGTAATCACTTTGACTTGGTGAGGGGGTTAGACATAGACAGCATACCGAGAATGGCAATGTTCCTAGCTCTGATACGTCCGGCCAAGAGACATCTCGTGGGCAAGTCCTGGACCGATATCAGCAAGGACATATGGACACAGAACAACGACGAGTACGCATTTAAGAAGTCACACGCGGTGAGCTATGCGGTGTTGGCAACATTACACATGAAGTTACTAGATGAAGATTTGGATACACAAGGACAGTAGGCTAAAAGATATCCTACACTTAGAGGCATGCGAGTACGAGACCCTCGAAGACCTCGAGAAGTTACCCGACGATACCTTACAGATCATACCACTCATATATGATGAGACCACATTCCTAAACTACATCAAAAAGAGCCAAGCCAACATAGTATTGGAAAACCCTTTCGAAGGATCAAACACGTTCGTAAGAATGTTAGACACGGGTGGACTTTTAAAGGACACATTAGCAGGACGCTATTCTACAATAAGCACAGGAGAGATGCCGGAAGGAATAAGGAACTGTAACATACAATA